CGGGGGCGAAATCCGAATCATCAATGATGACGAAGTACTGGCCCAAATCAACAACCCAGAAGACATTCTGCACATGTAAGGACTCATTATGGCCAATATTACACCAGACAATCAGCTTGAATTTGAGCTAGGCGAAGGCGAAACAGAAACAAGTATTGAAATCCCTGAGGGGGAGTCTTCTTCGGAAGATAATTCTTCAACAATACTGTCTTCTCCTGCCCCTGCGCAAAAAGCAGAGTCAGAAAAACACGAATTAGATCAAGTTAGCGAGAATGTACAAAAACGCATTGCTAAATTAACAGCAAAAATGCGTGAGGCCGAACGCCGAGAGCAGGCAGCAATTGACTATGCTCGTAATGTTCAGGCAAAAGCTACCCAACTAGAACACCAGTTAGTTAATACAGACCAAAGCCGTGTGTATGAGGCCAAATCTCGAGTAGAAACGCAACAAATGCAGTTGAAGTCGATTATTCGCCGTGCCCGTGAGGAAGGCGATATTGATACTGAAACAGAAGCGCAAGAACGCCTTATGCAGTTGTCCATGGAACAACGGCAATTGCAACATTGGGAAGAAACGCGGCCTGACCCTCAATATATTGCTGCACAGCAGCAGGCACAACTGCTTCAACAACAACAGCAGCAGCAAGTTCGTAGACAACCTACTCCAAGCCCTCGCGCAGAGGATTGGGCAGCTAAGAACGAGTGGTTTGGTCAGGATAGAACGATGACGTACGCCGCATGGGGTATCCATCAGACTTTGATTGAAGAAGAGGGCATTGACCCTGATTCAGACGAGTACTATACTGAATTAGATAACAGGCTCCGGAACGAGTTTCCGAACAAGTTCCGGGCTGCTTCAACCAACAACAGACAACGGTCGAACGTGCCAGCCGTTGCACCTGCTTCCCGTAGTTCCGGGGTAAATAGTGCACGCAGGACGGTGAAGCTTTCACCGAGTCAAGTTGCTATTGCAAAGAAATTGGGTGTTCCGCTCGAGGAATATGCCAAATACGTAAAGGAGTAATAAATGAGCCAAGATAAACTTACTATCGACCGCGCCCCTCGCGCAACCCGTGAGAAAGAAGCGCGTCGCAAGCCTTGGGCACCTCCTTCGCGTTTGGATGCCCCTCCAGCACCTGCCGGTTTTCAGCATCGTTGGATTCGTGCAGAGATCAATGGGTTCGATGACAAACAGCACGTTTTTGGCAGACTTCGTGAGGGCTATGAACTGGTCCGCAATGAAGAACTGCCCGAAGAATATCGCGATACGCTACCTACCATCGAAGATGGTAAACATGCGGGCGTGATTTCTGTCGGTGGCTTGCTTTTGGCGCGTATTCCTAATGAGACTCTTGCCGAACGTAATGCTCACTACAACCGGAAGGCAAGAGAGCAGATCAGTGCAGTAGACAACGAGTTGATGCGTGAAAACGCGCACTCGACTATGCGTATTCAGAACCCCGAACGGAGTTCTCGCACTACTTTTGGAAGCCGTTAGGCTTCATAACCCTTTAGGAGATACAAATGGCAAACGTTGATAAAGCCTTTGGTCTGCGCCCTCTGGGTAACCTCTCTGCTACTGGTGCACAGAAGCAGTATGGCTACAACATTGCGGACAACCAATCCGGCGCTATCTATCAGGGTGACCTCGTCACTCTTTCTAGTGGTTACATTGTCAAATACGATTCGACCCTGCATACCGTAGCAGTTGGTGTGTTTAATGGTTGTTTCTACACTGACCCAACCTCGGGTAAACCGACTTGGAAGAACTACTACCCCGGCTCGGTCAACATCACCACTGGCTACATTACAGCAGATGTGATCGATGATCCAAACCAACTGTTCCTGATCCAAGCAGACGAAGATGTCGTTCAAGCTGATATCGGCCTGAATGCCAACATCGCCTACACGGCAGGCAGCACTACTACGGGTGTTTCTGGCACTGAGTTGGATTCGTCCACCATCGCTAACACTGCTGGTCTCGTGCTGAAAATTGTGGGTAACTACAATGCCCCGAACAACACCCTCGGCCAGAACTACGTCGATGTGGTTGTGAAGATTAACGCACACATGTATGGCAGCGCTGGCGTTGCTAATACTGCACCGGCCTAATAGGAGCTAAGTCATGGCTATTTCTCGTTCGCAACTCGTCAAAGAGCTGGAGCCCGGCCTGAACGCTCTGTTCGGCATGGAATACAACCGCTACGAAAACGAGCACACTGCAATCTTCTCCGTTGAATCTTCGGACCGTGCATTTGAAGAAGAGGTCATGCTGACCGGCTTCGACGAAGCCCCAACGAAGAACGAAGGCGCTGGCGTGAACTACGACTCCGCACAGGAATCGTTCACTGCTCGTTACACTCACGAAACCATCGCTCTGGCGTTCGCCCTGACCGAAGAGGCCATTGAGGATAACCTCTATGACCGTCTGTCTGGCCGTTATACCAAGGCTCTGGCTCGTTCAATGTCCTACACCAAGCAAGTTAAAGCGGCTTCTGTGCTGAACAATGCGTTCAACACAACGGGCCCTTACAACGGTGGTGACGGCGTGTCGCTGTGCAACAGCGCACACCCAACCGCTCTTGGCCCATCGTTTAGCAACGTTCCTACAACGGCAGCGGACCTGAACGAAACTTCGCTGGAACAGGGCATCATCGATGTCGCCGGTTTCACCGACGAACGTGGTTTGAAGGTCGCTCTGACTGTTCGCCGCATGATCATTCCTAAGGAACTGCAATTTACCGCAGAACGCCTGATGAAATCGACTCTGCGTACCGGAACAGCAGATAACGACATCAACGCCATCAAGTCGATGGGCATGGTCCCCGAAGGTTACTTCGTGAACCACTTCCTGACCGATCCTGACGCATGGTTCCTGATGACCGATGCGCCTAACGGCCTGAAGATGTTCCAGCGTTCCAACATCAAAACCGCCTTTGAAGGCGACTTTGACACCGGCAACGTTCGTTACAAAGCCCGTGAGCGTTATTCGTTCGGCTGGTCAGATCCCCGCGCAATTTGGGGTTCGGAAGGCTACACCCCAGCCTAATGGGGGAAACGAGAAAAGGGGCCTTCGGGCCCCTTTTCTTTTACTGGCAATAGTGTATATTCAACGTATTCCGGGACTTTTCCGGCATATCTGACAGACCCGGCTGACGACATGCAGACAGATATGCTTTAACTCGCATGTGAGGATATCTTCATGGCAAATACTACCTTCAACGGCCCAGTTATTTCTGAAAATGGCTTTCTGGGCCCTATCGCTGTATCCACCGCAACTGCTGCCAGCACTCTGACTGCTGCGGATAGCGGAAAGACAATTTTCCTGAACTCGGCAACTGAGTTTGTTACGACTCTTCCATTGCCAGCTTCTGGTCTTCGCTTTACGTTTATCGTAAAAGCCGCTCCAGTTGGCACTGCTTACACCGTAGTCACAAACGGTGGTGCAAACATCATTAAGGGTCAGCAATATAACGCCGCTGGAGCTGCGGGTGACACTGGCACAGCGGATGACACTATCTCCTTTGTGGCCAGTTCCTCTGTCGCTGGTGACCGTGTAGAACTGATCAGTGATGGCACAAATTGGTTTGCTTACGCATTCTGCACATTGGCCGCATCGATCACCTTTACCACTGCTGCCTAATTAGGAGGTCGCCATGGGATACATGAGCGATATACAGAGTACCTATCGGACAACAGATGGGGCCATTTTCACTGGCCGCACCCGTGTGAAAGCGATATACGTCTCTCCTGATACAGGGGTGGGTTCGGTATCGATTACTGATGGCAACGGTGGCACGGTTCTCTACAGAATAGACGTTCCTGCGGGCAGTAGCGCCATTTATATGTCGCTACCGGAGGACGGTATTTTGTTTAAAAACGGTGCGTATGCTGATCTAACAACTGTTATTTCGGCAACATTCTTCTGGGCATAAGGGGCAGATCATGATGATGAAGATGAACAAGAAGCGTAAGAAATCAGGCATGTCGATGGACAAGGGCATGAAAATGGCCAAGTCCACCAAAAAAGGCATGGCGGGCGATGACATGTACAGCATGGATTCGATGCCGATGAAAAAAATGGGCGGGGGCATGATGGGTTATGCCCACGGCGGAATGGTTCAGTCCCGTGGCAATGGCGCAGCACGTGGCAAAAAGACACGTATTTGCTAAGTCATGGCCTCCCGTAAGGAAAAGCCGATAGCTACTTCGGTCAAGTCGGGCAATTTTCGCCCGACAAAGGCCGGGGCAGGGATGACAAAAGCAGGAGTAAAAGCTTACCGCCGGGCGAACCCCGGCAGTAAGCTTCAAACTGCGGTTACTGAGGACAAGCCTACGGGGAAACGTGCGGAGCGTCGTAAATCGTACTGTGCTCGTAGTGAAGGGCAGATGAAGCAATTTCCTAAAGCAGCGGCAGATCCTGATAGCCGGTTGCGGCAGGCCAGAAAACGATGGAAGTGCTAAATGGAAATGATTCTTTGGAACGCGTTACTGTCCGTCCTCGTTGCAATAGTCGGGTGGGTGATTCGCGAAAAGTCGGCAGAGCTCCAGCGCATTCAAATCCTGCTGAATCGTACGCGGGAAGAAATCGCCAAGGAATATGTGACAAAAGCAGAGGTTCATGCCGATATTAATCGA